ATAAAGAAAATCGTAGAGACAGAGAAAACGAGTATAAGTTAGATTCTTTCACTGAGCAGAAAGAAAGAATCAAACAATACTTGGAGGACTGTTATATAAGACAAATCAACATCGATAATAACGAAGCCGATGATTTGATTGCTTGGTATTGTAAAATTGCAATAGACGAAACTATAACCATCTATTCGGGGGATAAAGACCTTACCCAACTTATATCGGACAAGGTATCGGTGTTTTATCCGAGAACCAAACAAACTTATCATTTAGGAAGTAAAATCAAATGTGATTTTTACGAATTTCCCCACGAAAACATTAAAACTTATAAAATATTGTCGGGGGATAAATCGGACAACATTGATGGTATTTCAGGGTTGGGAGAAAAGACACTTATAAAGTTTTTTCCTGAGCTGCTTGAAAAACCGGTTTCAATTACCGATATTTTAGAAAAGGCTGATAACCTGTTAAAGGAGAATAAAGGAAATAAGACATTACAAAATCTTTTGTCCGGTAAAACAAAAAGTGGAATTTATGGTGAAGAATTTTTTGTTATTAACGAAAAAATCATAAATTTGTCATCTCCATTAATAACTGATGATGCTAAAGAGCTTGTTGAGTTATATTATAAAGAAACTTTAGACCCTGATGGTAGGGGTTATAAGGGATTGATTAAAATGATGATGGAAGACGGGTTTTTTAAGTATCTACCGAAAGGTGATGATGCGTGGGTGAATTTTGTTAGACCCTTTATGAAATTAACAAGAAAAGAAAAACGAAATTATAAAAACAATTAATTAAAATTATGAAAGACCAAGAATCGGTAAAATTAGAATTCTTAATGATGGTAAATGATAACATCATTGTACAGAGATTTTTTAACGTAAGAGAGTTCAACAGTGAGGCTAAAAACTCGTTAGAACTTTATGAATTACTTTATGAGTTTAAAGATGATATCCAAACTCAATTATCTTTAAAAACCGTAACATATATGACGGACAATATGTACGAAATTATGAACAATCCGTCTATTTTGGAAACATCTTATACAGATGGTCCGGAGTACTTTAACATCTTTATTAAACAAAATGATGTGACAATTTGTCATAGACAGATAGACGCTAAAGTATACCCTCCGAAGATAAGATATACTGTGGATGTACGCCCACACCTAAAAAACTTATTAATGAACCTGACTGACATTTTTTCATCGGAAGATTTAACAAAAAAATATCTAGAAGTTAACCTAAGTGTATAGTATTTATTAATACACTAAAAGAAAAAAACATGGCGTCAAACAAAAATTTCGAGTATCTGGGTTCAACATTTCAGATACAATTATTAAACCAAATCATAATCGATAAGGACTTCTCAAGGTCAATTATAGATGTGATTGAAACAAGTTATTTTGAGAATAAATATTTCAAATTAATCATCCAAATGATTAAAGAATATTATACAAAATACGAACATACACCAACCTTTGATACCTTAGAACAAATCACAAAATCTGAGATACAACAACCTCTAGCGTCAAAAATCATTATTGACACCCTTACAAAAGTAAAGGAATCTACTCTTGAAGGTGCGGAGTTTGTACAAGAAAAATCTATGAAATTCTGTAAGCAACAAGAACTACAAAAAGTAATGGTTAAAGCTCAAAAAATCATCGATACTGGTGAATTTGAGAGTTATGATACATTAGAAGAAATGGTGAGTAAAGCTCTACAAGTTGGGGAACACGACAAGGGTACTGAAAGTGTTTTCAGTAACTTGGATGATGTTTTAAATGAAGATTATCGTCATCCGATACCAATGGGTATTCCGGGGATAGATAGGCTCTTAAAAGGTGGTTTAGCTAAGGGTGAAATCGGGGTTGTTTTAGCACCTACAGGAGTAGGTAAATCCACATTATTAACTAAAATCTCAAATCACGCATTTAACTTGGGGTACAATGTTTTACAAATATTTTTTGAGGACAACCCAAAAATCATTCAAAGAAAACACATTACATTGTGGACAAAAATACACCCGGATGAGTTGTCGATAAGAAAAGACGAAGTTATGATTAAGGTTCAAGAAATTAAGGAGAAAATGCCTAATGAATTGATACTTAAAAAACTACCATCTGACACAGTAACAATGATGCAAATCAAGAATCAAATTAGAAAAATGATTTCTGAAGGGAATAAAATTGATATGGTATTATTGGACTATATTGACTGTGTTGTTCCGGATAAAAACTTGGGTGATGAATGGAAATCTGAAGGGTCTGTGATGAGAGGTTTTGAATCTATGTGTCACGAACTTGATTTAGTAGGGTGGACAGCAACTCAAGGTAATAGAAGTTCAATATCATCAGATGTTGTAACAACAGACCAAATGGGTGGGTCAATTAAAAAAGCTCAGGTTGGACACGTAATCATTTCCGTGGCTAAATCTCTACAACAAAAAGAAATGAAATTGGCAACAATTGCAATTACTAAATCACGTATTGGTGATGATGGTGTTGTATTTGAGAATTGTAAGTTTGATAATGGTATGTTAGAAATTGATACTGAAAGTTCAGTAACATTTTTAGGATTAGAAGAACAAACCGAAGAAAGAAATAGACAAAGAATCAAAGATTTGTTGGATAAAAGAAAAGAAAAAAACCAAACACAAAATTAATTTAAAAATGAAAGAAAAAATATTAGAACCAAACAATGACAGATTTGTTATTTTCCCGATAGAACATGATGATATATGGGAGTTTTATAAACAACATCAAGCGGCGTTTTGGACAGCGGAAGAAGTGGATTTATCAAATGATATTAGAGATTGGGAAAATTTATCAGACAATGAAAGATTCTTCCTTAAAAATGTATTGGCGTTTTTTGCGGCTTCGGATGGGATTGTAAATGAAAATTTGGCGGAAAATTTCTTAAAAGAAGTACAGTATGCTGAAGCAAAGTTTTTCTACGGATTCCAAATTATGATGGAGAATATTCACTCATTAATGTATTCATTATTGATTGATACCTATGTGTCAGATGATAAAGAAAAAGATGAATGTTTTCATGCTATAGATAGATTACCTGCTGTTCAGAAAAAGGCTAAATGGGCTCTTGATTGGATTGAAAACGCTTCTTTTCAAGAAAGATTGGTTGCATTTGCGGCGGTTGAGGGTATTTTCTTCTCCGGGTCATTCTGTTCAATCTTTTGGATGAAATCGAGAGGAATAATGCAAGGATTATGTAATGCTAATACACTTATCTTTAAAGATGAGAACTTACATTGTGATTTTGCTATTCATTTAATTAATAATCACGTTGAGAACAAACCAAGTGAGAAAAGAATTAAAGAAATATTATTATCAGCGTTAGAAATTGAAAAAGAGTTTATTACTGAATCATTACCTGTATCTTTAATAGGTATGAATTCAAATTTGATGAAACAATATCTTGAATTTGTAACTGATGGACTATTAGTTAAATTTGGTTGTAAAAAACATTTCAATGTTGAACAACCATTTAAATTTATGGAACAAATAGCTGTTGAAACAAAAGGTAACTTTTTTGAATCAAGAACTATGGAGTACCAAAAGGCTAAGTTAGGAGAATCATTAACATTTACGGAGGATTTTTAATATGATGTCACTAAAAATTAAAAAAAGAGGGGGGGATGAGGTTTCATTCAACCCCCAAAAAATATATCAAAGAGTTAAACGAGCGGCTAAAGGTATGAATGTGAATGCTGATGAGGTATTCATTAAAGTGATTACCTCTGTCCCAACTGAAGGTATTATCACAACAAAAGAGTTAGATAAATTAGTTTATGAGATAGCGGCGGCTTACACTGGTAGTCATCACGATTATTCAAGATTAGCGTCTTCGGTGGCGATATCAGCTTATCATAAAGAAACTGATGAGAGTTTTTGTAACACAATGGAAACACTATATTCTTATGGTACAATTAACGATGTGTTAATTAATACTATTAAAGAATATGGTGCTGAAAATATTGATTCTGTAATAAATCACGAGAATGATTATAATTTTGACTATTTTGCGTGGAAATCGTTACAAGAAATGTATTTGTTAAAAACGCCTCAAGGTAAAGTAATTGAGAGACCTCAACATATGTATATGAGAGTGGCTCTATGGGTGACTAAATCATTTGAAGAAGCAGTTGAGTATTATAAATCATTGTCTAACCAACTTATATCTCCGGCAACACCAATTATGATTAATGCGGGTACCAAAACACCTCAATTGGCGTCTTGTGTATTACATTATAACAATGGGGATTCTAGAGATGGATTGTTAGAAACATTAAACGATATATCAACTTATTCATCTGATGCTGCTGGTATTGGATTATGTATGTCAAATATTCGTAGTAAAGAAAGTCGTATTAACACATCAGGAGGGTTTGCGGGTGGATTATTAAAGTATCTTAAAATTGTGAATGAATCGTTAAGATTCTTTAACCAACAAGGTAGGAGACCGGGTAGTGCTGCCATCTACATTGAACCTTGGCATAAAGACATTATTGATTTACTTGAGATTAAAAAGAATACAGGTGCTGAAGAATTGAGAGCGAAAGATTTATTCACCTCAATTTGGTTACCGGACAACTTTATGAATGCTGTTAAAAACAACGGTGATTGGTATTTGTTTTGTCCTAATGATATTGTCAAGGCGGGTATTAAACCATTGCAGGAAGCTTACGGAGATGAATATGAATCAAATTACGATAAAGCTGTTGAACTTGGTTTAGGTAAAAAAGTGAAAGCTCAGACAATTTGGAATAAAATCATTGAATCTCAAGTTGAAACCGGAGTTCCTTACTTATGTTCTAAAGATAGTGCTAATAGAAAAACTAATCATCAAAACATTGGAGTGATTAAACAATCTAATCTATGTAATGAGATTTACCAATACACGGATGAAAATACCACAGCAATCTGTACATTATCGTCTATGGTATTAAAGAATTTTATCATAAAAGGTGAGTTTGATTTTAAATTACTATATAGTGAGGTTAGAAAGGTTGTAAGAGCTCTTAACAAAGTTGTTGATATTAATAGTTATTCAACTGAACAAGGTCGAAAAGGTGGGTTAGAACAAAGAGCAATTGCTATTGGAACACAAGGTCTTGCTGATGTATTCTATTTGATGGATTATATTTTCACATCTGAAGAATCAAAAAAGTTAAATAAAGAAATTTTTGAAACTATCTATTTTGCGGCAATTACTGAAAGTATGAATTTGTGTAAAACAGGTGAGTACGAACCATATAAATTCTTTGAAGGGTCACCAATGTCGAAAGGTATATTCCAATTTGATATGTGGGGGTTAGATTATGAAGGGTTAGGTAGAATGTGGGATTGGGATTCACTTAAAACAGAAGTGTCTAACCACGGGGTTTGTAACTCGTTATTCACGGCTCAGATGCCAGTAGCGTCTTCAGCTAAAATCACAGGTTCATTTGAAATGACAGAACCAGCTCACTCGGCTTTATTTAATCGTCGTGTTGTAGGTGGAGAAATTTTAATCGTTAATAAGTATTTAATTAGTGATTTTGAAAAAATGGGTGTTTGGTGTGAAGATTTGAAGAATGAAATCATTATGAATGAAGGGTCTATTCAAAACATCAACTTCAATCATTATTTAGACCAGGAAGATAAGAATTATAACAAGAAAGTTAAACGAATTGAACATTTAATTCCGAAATATAAGACAATTTGGGAAATATCTCAAAGAGAATTAATTGATATGGCTGCGGACAGAGCACCATTTATTGACCAATCACAGTCAATGAATATTTATATGTCTGACCCAACATTATCAAAGATTTCGTCATCACATTTCCATTCTTGGGGTAAAGGGTTAAAAACCCTTTGTTATTATGTTAGAACAAAAGCAATATCCACCGGAGCTAAACACTTGGCGGTAGATATTACAAAAATCCAACAACCAAAGACAATTGAAAAACCAACAGTTGATTTAACATCAAAACCAACAGATACAGAATTTGAATGTTTTGGATGTGGTTCTTAATTGAGATAAAACAACTATAATATTAATCACGACTTCGGTCGTGATTTTTTATTTTGGGGTATTTATAAAAAATAGTGACGACACTATATTTATTGTTATGGCAAATGGAACAACATATGGTTTAACTTTTCCCTTTAGAGATTCTTTTGATGGGAAATATTTGGACTTATCAGATTATAATGACCAAGAAACTAGGTCTAATTTAATCCATCTTTTATTAACTAGAAAAGGTAGTAGATATTATTTACCCGATTTTGGTACAAGATTATACGAATTTTTATTTGAACCTTTAGACGGACCAACATTTTCAGAAATAGAATCTGAAATACGAGAATCTGCGGGTGTTTATTTACCTGGTATAACAATAACGAACATCAGTATTTATGCTGCATCAGATGATGATGAAGATAAAGGGAGTTATATAAATGATAACGATGAAAGAATATTTCGAGTACCGAACATCTCAAATAATGAACATACGGCAAAAGTTAAAATTGATTATACCATCAATAATGATGTGTTTAACAGTAGTGACTTTGTAATTATTAATATATAAAATTATGGCAAACAAGAAAATATCCTATACTACGAGGGATTTCCAATCAATTAGAACAGAGTTAATTAATTTTACTAAAACGTACTATCCGGATACGATTCAAAATTTTAATGATGCGTCTGTCTTTTCAGTATTATTAGATTTAAACGCCGCTGTAACGGATAACTTACAATTTAATATTGATAGAAGTATCCAAGAGACAGTTCTTCAGTATGCCCAACAAAGGTCTTCAGTTTTTAATATTGCAAAAACTTACGGATTAAAAGTTCCGGGTATGAGACCATCGGTTGCTTTGGTTGATTTTTCAATAACGGTACCGGCTTATGGAGATAAAGAGGATTTAAGATATTGTGGTATATTAAGAAGAGGGTCACAAGTTAATGGTGCGGGACAAGTATTTGAAACTGTTTATGATATTGATTTTTCTTCACCAATTAATTCAGAAGGATTTCCAAATAGATTAAAAATTCCTAATTTTGATTCAAACAATAAGTTATTAAATTATACAATAACTAAACGAGAAACTGTTGTTAATGGAATAACAAAAGTGTTCAAAAAAGTGATGACACCAAATGATGTTAGACCTTTTTATGAATTATTTTTACCGGACAAAAATGTGTTAGGAATTACTAGTGTTCTATTAAAAGATAGTACTCAATATACTAATATTCCATCAGCACAAGAGTTTTTAGGGTTAGATAATAGATGGTATGAAGTAGATGCGTTAGCTGAAGATAGAGTGTTTGTTGAAGACCCTACAAAAGTGTCAGATTCGCCAGGTATTAAAGTTGGAAAATATATCCAAACTAGTACTAAATTTATTACTGAATTTACGCCTGAAGGGTTTTTAAAAGTTACCTTTGGTGGTGGTTCTCAATCGGCTGACGAACAATTAAGAGAATTTGCTAGAGATGGATATCAATTAAATTTATACAAGTACTCTAATAATTTAGCGTTAGGAAGCACGTTAAAACCAAATACCACATTATTCATCCAATATAGAGTTGGTGGTGGTGTTGGTAGTAATATTGGGGTTAATGCTATCACACAGATAGGAACGGTTTCATTCTTTGTTAACGGACCTTCAGATAGTGTTAATACAACTGTTGTAAATTCGCTGAGATGTACAAATGTAACGGCTGCAATTGGTGGGGCTAGTTTTCCTACGACAGAAGAAGTAAGAAATTTAGTTTCTTATAATTTTTCGTCTCAAAAAAGAGCGGTAACCGTTAATGATTATGAATCGATAATTAGAACAATGCCGTCACAATTCGGAGCACCGGCTAAAGTATCTATTACCGAGAATAATAATAAAATTATTGTTCAAATGTTATCGTATGATGAAACGGGTAGATTAACAGAGGTGATTTCAAACACATTAAAAAATAATGTGGCAAATTACTTATCAAACTATCGAATGATAAATGATTATGTGTCAATACAAAGTGCTAATGTTATTGATTTAGGGTTTAATATTGATGTTGTTTTAGATAACACTCAAAATCAAGGAAATGTGATTTCCCAAGTTATTACAATTGTGTCTGAATATTTTGACCCTACAAATAGACAAATGGGTGAAAATGTTAATGTTTCAGAATTAAGAAGATTAATACAAAGTGAAAATGGGATAATTTCATTGTCTGATATACAGGTATTCAATAAAGTGGGGGGACAATATTCATCATCACAAACATCGCAGAGATATATAGATAGTTCAACCTATCAGATAGAGTTAATTGACGATACTATTTTTGCAGAACCAAATCAAACTTATCAAATTAAATATCAAAACAAAGATATAAATATTAGAGTTAAAAATTTAAAAACCGTTAATTTTTCTTGATAGTATAAGATTATTTATCTATTTTTAATAGATGGAGATATTATATAATTTTTTTGAAATAATTAAGGGTAATAACGGAACGTGGGCACAAGCAATTTTAAATGGTTTAGTTTTAAATATTAGAGTAGTATTTGGATTGGTTGTTTCTATTTATTTTTACAAAAAAATATACAATCTAAAATCATTTGAATCTTTATTATTAATGATATCTCTTATTATAATGATGACAGAGTGTCGTTTTTTTTATGAGAGAAGAATAATGGAGGTTTTACATAATCAAGTATCTTATTATGGTAAAGACACGGACAATTTAATAATTGTTGTTCAGGGAGCTAATAATCCATTTACCGATACTGTTGAATATAATAAAACACAGGTTGATTTCACAAATTCACGAGATACCGATGGGTTGGGGTTAATTGAGAAAAGATTAACTAGTTTTAACACTAAAGTGTTAACATATGTTGGTACTCACAGTTATACTTTTACTCCGGAAGATGTTTATGAAACAATATATTATTATAGGATGTATAAACCTAAAGGTAAAATAATATTAGTTGGTCATAGCATTGGTGGTCACAATTTGACACAAGTATTAGATAAACTAAATGACAATAATGTGTCTGTTGATTTAGTTATGTTTTTAGATAATGCCGATAAATTACATAACAATTTTGATTATAAAGTTAAATCAAATGTGAAGTGTGTTATTAATTTCACATCACCAAAATGGGCGGATAATTTTTATTTCTTCACTAATGCCGGTGGTATAGTTAGTAGAGACGATAAAAACAATTTCACAAATATTCTTAATTTAAAAATACCAAAAACAACTCACACCAGTATTGACAATAAAATACCTAAAGATATTTCGAATATTATTAACAATTATTTGAAAAATGACTCAAACCCTATTGATTTTACCAAAAAATATAAATTTTAAACATAATTTATATTTAAAAAAAATTAATTATCTTTTAAAAATAGTGCATAAACTATTTATTAAAAAAGATAAAAAATGTCAAAGTCATATAGAATAAGAACAAAAGTTGGTGTTGATACTTCTTTAAAAGTATTAATTGAACAAGAATTCGAACATTTAGAGATTCTATCCTTAAAAATATTACAAAGTGATATCTACACTAGACAATGCTCCGATTATGGTGTTATTGTGGGTCGTGTTAGTGTTAATAATGGATTCGGTATCCCAAATGCTAAAGTTTCTATCTTTATCCCTATTGATAGTGAAGACCAAGATAATCCAATAATCTCTGAATTATATCCATATAAATCATTACTTGATATAAGTGATGACGGTTATAGATATAACCTATTACCTTATGTTAAATCATATAGTGCTCATGTTCCTACGGGAACATTCTTTACGAGAACAGATGTTTTAACTAATCCAACATTAATTGAGGTTTACGACAAATATTATAAATATAACGCAATTACTAATGATAGTGGTGATTACATGATATTTGGGGTTCCTGTTGGGTCTCACACTCTTGTAATGGATGTTGATTTATCCGATATCGGGGAATTTTCATTATCCCCTCAAGATTTAATTAGAATGGGTATTGCGACAGAATCTCAAGTCGCTGGTACTAATTTTAAATCTTCAAATAATTTACGTGAATTACCCCAGATTATTAATCTTAGTAAATCTATAGAGGTGGAACCATTATGGGGACAACCTGAAATTTGTAATTTAGGGATTGTAAGAACAGATTTTGATTTAAGTAGTGATGCGAATATTGATATTCGACCAACATCTATTTTTATGGGTTCAATAATTTCAGGACCAAACACTAGTGCTTTGACAGAAAATTGTCGACCACCAAATAAATCGGGACATTTATGTAATTTAACTGTTGGTCCGGGTGACATATTGGCTATCAGACAGACAATTCAACAGGATTCAAGCGGTAGACCTATTTTAGAAAATTTTAGTTTAGAAAATGGGGGAAAAGTCATTGATGAAAACGGTACTTGGTTAATCGACGTTCCTATGAATTTAGATTACTACACAACTAATGAATTTGGGGAACAAGTGTTATCTAATGACCCTGAAGTAGGTGTTCCAACTAAAGGTAAATATAGATTTAAGGTTAAATGGGCTCAATCACCATCTTTAGGGGAAACAATTAAACGAGCAAATTTCTTAGTTCCAAATATTAAAGAATATAATAGCCCTAATACTGACGAATCATATTCGTTTAGTGTAGATTGGGGGGATTATGCTTATAGCGGGTTAACACCTGGTGATGTTAATAATGTTTTATCAAAAAAAATAGTCCAAGAAGCTATTGATTGTGAAGATAGGTTTTATATGATGCAATATAATAAAGTTTACACTGTTTCACAATTTATTAATGCAAATAGAAGTGGGTCGGGAACTGAAAGATATATAGGTATTAAAAACATATTAGAAGAAACTTGTAATAGTGTTAATAATAGGTTTCCGACTAACGATGGTAATTTTAGATTTGATATTATATATATTATTTTTATGTTTTTTAGTATAGTATTAACACCTATATTTTTTGCTTTAATATTATTATTACATATTTTATATTTTTTAATTGGTCTACTGATTGACTATCTTCTACCAATTATAATTGGTTGGTGTGCCTATCAAGCAACAAACTCTTTTATACAAGGATGTGTTGCATACCCCGCAGTGGGGTTAATTGCGGGATTCTTCGCTTTAAGTGCGTTTTTTATTGTGTTAGGTGTTAAATTTGGTAAAGTACTAAAGAAATTAAAAGAAATAGATAGAAAGGGTGTTAAAGTACCTATTTTAACTTATCCTGAATGTGATTTATGTAGTTGTAAACCTGAATCGTCAACGAGTGAAGGTGAAAAGGATGACTCAATTACTGCTTCGGAGAATCAGGTAAAACCTTGTAATGGTATCGTTTCAAATACGGATTTAACATCGATAACCCTTTCTGATGGGATTTTACCGTTATTTAATGGTGGTTCTTTTAAGTTACCAGTTAACGGTCCAAATGTTTCTGGTGGTTTTACTTCTGAATTTGCGGCTGGGTACACGCAAGAATTAACAGGATTAGTATATGATGGTCAGTATGCGTCGGTTAACATTGGTGCGCCATTCATGTTTCAGGTTATTTTCGGAGATGGTACATCAACCGAGAGAAGGGTTCTTTATACAACTAGTTTACCAATGGCGGATAGAGTTAACTTATTTAATGTTAAAGCAAAATATTTTGACGAGACACCAATAAATCCTGGGGGGGGTGTAAATAGAATTACCGTTAATTTTCAACCAACACAAACAAATAACAAACATTATGACAATACACTTGTTATTCTTTGTAGTAAGTCAACACTACAAAGTCTCTCTCCTGGACAATTAATCTCATTTCAAAATCCGACAATGAGTAAAGATATTAACGTAACAGGTGGTATTGTTAATATTTATGGTAATAACGCTATAACCGGAGTAACATCAACTGGTTTAACTTCCATAAATGTGTCATACGCAAATTATAACGGAAATGGGAGTACTACAGTACCATATTCTGTTAACATTACGGCGGACACTACAAATAATGTACATAAATTCCCAACAGACATAGAATATTTTCAAGTTATTACGGGAATGACATATAGTGACTTTAGTAGTCAATGTAGCACTCAAATTAATTATAATTCATTAAATAATCGTTATTTAAACAATACAACTTTCATCGCTCAAGAATATTTTCAAGCGAACATTCGACTAACATCTATCGTACGAGTGAATAGATACGTTGCGGATAATGTTACGTTAAGACCGATGATATATATACCTGACTATCAACAAATTTGTGTTTTAATTTTAAATCGAGGTGTTGACCCTTACACACCTAAAGTACCAATATCTTATGGTTTAGGTAGGATATTTGGGGATAGTTCGGAAAGTTATAAAACAGTTACGGGTCTTTACCATATGAATATACCAATTCAGGGTGGTTATAAAAATATTAGTCATTTAAATTCTGACTATATAAATGGAAGTAATTTAAATCCTGATTCGTATTCACAATCAAATCAAAAATTATATTTTAATTCATTTTCGTATAAACCACAGATTCAAACAATCATAGACCCTGCCTTAACTGGTTATACGTTAGGTGTTAAAGTTGTTTATTCAGGGGTTACAAATTCAGGGTATTCCGGATTTTCGTCAAATCTTATTAGTTATTATTCTAGTGTTGATAATCGTGCTTTGGGGTTTATAGCTTCGTGTGGTGGAAATATCACCGGTCCAAAGGCGATTGATAATAGTGTTGCAGTAAGCAGTGGTTTGGGGTTATATATTTCACCACAAAATAGGTTTTCTCAAGAGATATATACAAAACGGTTGTTTTCTGCCACAACATACTCATCATATTATATAAATTACATTGATTTGACGCGTCCATATAAACCAGGGACACCTGTAAATCAAGGGTATTTTCCTAAAGAAATTATCGAAGGTGGTCCGTTAATGTATTGTGATATAAACTTATTCAATGATTATAAGTTAAAATTTTCTGATGATGACGAAACAAATGACAGACCGGCAAGATTTTACAATACGGCTGATAAAGCTGGTAATTACACATTAACGTCAAATTATTATTCACCAATATATAATACAACAGGTAATACTTTAAATTTCTCATTAGGCTCAAGTGGGAACCAAATTGTAATGAGAGGTGATAGATTGCCAACATCTACAAATGTTGAGGAATATTGTTGTAATGGAATGGTGTTGCAGAAAAATAATAATTTTCAAATATATTTAGTTCCTGAAGAGGGTGTATTAAATATTAATAGTTCTCAAGGTTCAACAGGTTCTGCGGGGGCTGGAGATTTTAATGGTGTTGTTGATGATTTAGCTGAATCGACTGGAATAACTAAAGTTTTTGAATCGTTTAATTGTGCTGACTCTGTTAATTTGGATTGTTATGATTGTGAAAGTACTAATGGTACTAATGGTGGTCCAAATAGTACTATAAAGGTAAATTATGATGGTTGTAGAGAATTTAAAGGTAAAATAATATTTCAATATGGGTGTTATAAATTTATCACAACAATATGGTTATCACTATTTAAAGATTGGGAGTTAATGTTTGAGTGGATTGCTCGAAATATGGTATTATTAGGTGCTTGTAGAAATGTCTTTTCACATAGATTTGTTAATAATTGGGTTAATGGTGTGTTATATGCGTTTCCGTTTAAAAATCAAATTAAAGGTTATACGGCACCAACATTTGTACCACCTAATCAACCTATAATGTCTTATTGTTCCGATACTATTAGATATCATTATCAAACAAAAAATTTCTATTATAGGGCGACGATTTATAATACGGTAACAAATCAGTTTGTTACAAATACGTCGGGTAATATTGGATTTCCAACAACAATTATTGATTTAGGTCCGAGGTCTGATTATATGCAAGAATTGGTTATGTCTGACGAGTATGATGGGTATGTTGCGAATAAATTGGATTCATCATCTTATGGTGTTGTTGACGACATTCTTAATTTATTTATAGTTAGTCGATTTATTAATAAAACGTTTTTGAAAACACTACTTGGGGCTTTTAATATACTTGCTTATTTTAAAAATGAACGTGGTAAGGTGGGTAATGGTGGTACTAAATATATGATAGATGCTGATTATTCACAATTAATTTCTATTAATTCAGAATTAGGTGTTGCACCGTTTACACCCGCAAATTACCCTGATAATCCTGACAAAACAAAACAAAACCCAATTTTCTTTAACTGTGATAATGTTTTCGGTATTTTCTTTACGGCGGATACTCAGATAAGAGATTATATCACACCAAAAAGAACTATTATAAATCCATCAGGTACTACAACTAGTAATTGTACTTTTAATAATTTTCCGGTGTACTCCCAAAGAGTTCCATTATCTCAATGGTCAATACAACCAAACAAAGATAATAGGAACCTTAGTTATATTTTTGGTACACAAGAGAATAATTGGGATTTTTCTGTGAGCGGAGGTGGTGGAAGTAATCAAACAATATTTTCTCAAAAATATCAGTCATTAGATAGATTAAATCCGAGCTCAAGGTATTTTAGAAGTACAGGTAGTAATCAAGCACAATATCAAAAAGGATATATATACGCTGTTGAAACTTATATTGACCCAATAACAAATAATCCCACAATTGATTTGACGGCAGATGTTTTCTATTGGGACAAAAATCCAAAGGATGAACAATCGGTGACGGTGGGAGCACCATTTCATTTTTACTTTGGTTTAAGACGAGGTGCGTCATCGTATGATAGATTTAGAACTAAATGGGTAAACACAAGTAATATAGTAAATTAATATGGATGACATTAGAATTGTTTTAGGTTCGTTACGATATAAAACGGCAACTAACACTGATTTATCAATACCGACACCGTTAGTTCAAAACACGAAAATTTTACAGGAATTTGACAGAAGTATAGATGTTAATCTTCCTCAATTATTTGATGATGAAAGACAAAAATCAACAACATTTAGACCTGTGTGTAAATTTCAGTTATTATATAGTAATTCGTACACAGGGTCAACAAATTATACGCCATTAGAAAATAATCTATATTATATTAATGAAACTAATTTAGCTATAAAACAATGTAATCTTAATCCTGATGCGGTTTCTTGGGAGGGATTTCCCCAATATTACGAGTTTGATTTTGTTCGTAGTGATTATAATATTAGTGGTTACACTCAACCACCAAACAATCATATAAATTTTATATCAAAGAGTGCTTCAACATACAATTGGAATTTTTTCATGAGTTATCCTTATAGAAATTCGTACAGTAAAGTGTTACAATATTATTCAGGTTCAACATTAATTCCATGGGTTGTTTCAGATGGTATACCGTTTATCATTAAATCAACCAATACGTTTATTAATGGAAGTCGTGTGGTTCAATTTGTGTGTCCGGTTAAACATGGGTTATCTGTTAGTGAATTTGCTAAAATAAAAATAGTGGTTAATAACACAATAAAAACAGAAGGGACATTTCAGATATTTGAACTGGGTGATAGTATGCCAGGAACAGAAGAATATATATTCAATATTTATGATATTGGTTATTCAGCAACAACATTTGTTGTTGGGTATCATGGTACTTTTAAAAGAATTATTAATTATGAAAATCCAACAGACACAACTTCAAAATACTATGTATTACAACATAAGTTATTAACAAATGTTAATGATTATGTATTAGTAAATGCTGGGTTTGAACAAAATATATTTGGAGCTAAAAAGAAATTTGAAAGTGCGTTTTACACCCCTAACCAAACTACAAGGGTTTCAATTAAAGAAGGTGCTCAATCATATAGTTTATCTTTTAATAAAGACATTGATATTAATAAATTAAGGGATAATCAAAAAAGACCAGTAACTGATTTATATGTTACAACAATATGGAAAGGTTATTTTGGTTTAACACTCGGGTCTAAAAATGGTCAAGGACAATATGTTGGGTTAAAACAAGGGTATGAATTTAACATACCTTTATCGTCAATTGGATTTCCAAGTAGTTGGTGGGAATCGACAAATACATTATCTAATTTTGTTGATGGAAATAATTTACCATATCCTTTGGGTACTTTAATTCCTGCTACCACTACTTCATATGTTTTTAATTATATGCAATCTCTAAAAGAAGGGGATATTGTTGATGGTGGGATTTATGAATGGAATGATTACGAGCAAAAAGAAAGAATGATTAGCGACATTTCACATAAATTTACGTTTAATAGTAATGTTTTTGATATTAGTTCAACAGATAATAACAATAATCAAAAGGGTTATTATTATCAGCCACATAATAAAATGAAAATTAGAGATTTCTCTGATTATATTGAAACAGGGAGTATTAAGGATATGGCGGGTGTTCCGGATTATTCATATTTCTCAACAACATATAATTCATTTATTTGGAGAGATTTATATCCTTATGGTTTTAAGGATAATAAACAAAATGGTGTTGATTATCCGTTTTTAAATGGAAAACATTATCCATATGAGAATTTTATTTTTAGAATAATACCGGAAGGAACTAATTATATACAAAGTAGTTTAAATAATTATGCAACTCTTTACGGAGCTGCTCAACCAAAAACAGACGATTGTGAATAATAATAGTTATAAATTTACCTTACCAAAAGGTGATGACAAATATATCAATATACCAATTGAAATTAAATGGGATTTTCTTGGGCAGGATGATGCTATAGATGAGTATCAAGACAATGTTGTTGAAGAGATTGTGGGGTTTCCCGGTGATTTTGAGGTGACAAGATTTGCGCACGCATCTTATAGTGGAGATACCAAAACAGACATTAAATATGATTTTCATTTTTTTAGTGTTAATGGAGGTGTCCCAACTAATCCTTCGACTCAAGTTTTAACGTCATCACCTAGTAATTGGATTACAAGTTATATACCTGAAGGATTTACAACAATTGAAATATATTATTATGTAAAGCCATTCACTAAATCTTTTTTTAAGTTGGATTTTTACGATAGTAAAGATGCGATAACTCAAACCAATTATTTTACAGTGATACTTCCGGTTCAACAAGGGTTTACTGTGACAGGATTGACAAGTGCTTACAAAACTCCGGTTAATATTAAAACACCGTCATTTCAATTAGATTATGTTGGTGATAAAGAAGGGTTCTTTTTATATTGGTTAAGAAATACGAAATTTTTAAATATTAGTAAATTTTATATGACGGCAAAATTTTTTGATGCTAGATTGGGTTTTTTTATTAAAATGACTAATACACCTCAAAGTAATATTGTTTCAAAATTTAAATTTAATCCTGAAAATTATTTTTACTATGAAGTTAGGTTAAATTATAATGAAAAAACGTATCAGGTTTTTGATAACTCAAATACCCGTGTTGGAACAACAAGTTCCATAAAATGGTATGAATATATAAATCCGTAATATGACAGAAAGAGATTATCGTATTAAGATATCCCCCGAATTTATTAAAAGTGATATTTTTCAGGTTATTTACACCGCTAATACTATTACAGGTAGTAGTATTGTTGATGAGTGTTGTATTAAACCTGCAGAGACCTTTAAAATACATTTAACGGGTGGTACGTATGTTTATTCATCAATGACTGAAGTGTTATCGGGAGGTACGGATGGTTATTCATTATTAACCGGATTGACAATTCCCATCTTATTAACTGAAACAACGGTAGATGTTGGATATTATTCTGTGTTTGACGGTATGGTGTTACAACAAGACACTATGTTAAATTTTGTTTATTCGGGTAGTGGTAATACTTGTCATTTTTATAACACAACAGACACTGAATTTAAGAAATATTTGGAGTTTTCTAACTATAAAATAGATTGGGGGGATAATACACCGATTCAAACAGTTACACCATCAACAACATTAGTACACCCTTACCAAATTACAACAGGATACACAATAACTATGTCGGGTATGAGTCCTTGGGGTACAAATATTATAACAAAAACAATTAACTTACCCTTAAATGGTACCACAATACCAAATAAAAAAGGTGAGGTCAATTTTCAACCAGCCGGAGGTAATTGGTCTAATACTTTATTATCGTATGATTATATATTCAGTGGTGATTCAAGTTGTGATGCAACATTAAACGATATTAATTTATTTAATCCGGTTAATACTGTACCATTTTTAATTACAGGTTTTACCACTTCATCGTTGAGTGATTTAAAACAATACGGTACTCGATTATATAAGCCTAATGTTCAAGTAACGGGAAACACTGGAATGATTGGTACATATTCAGGTGTGACTTCAGATGGGTTATTAACGGCATACACAATTAATAATATTGATTATTATGATTATCCGGATGGGACAACTCTTTTTGTTGTTAAATCTGTGGGTTTAACTCCTGATATGTTGAATTGTGAACCAATTGTGAAAAATGAATTATTATTAGGCATAATTGATGAAGCAGAAATACAATCTAATATATTTATTGAAAGAGGAAAGAACTCAGCTCTTGAGAGAGTTGAAAGATTGGGTGAAGTTGACAATGTGGGTGACCTTGAAAAGTACGGATATAAATTTTTTAACGTAAATACTAGTATATAATATGGCAACAGGAACATATGGAACAATAAGACCGGCAGACGTGAGTCCGGAAGATGTTGAGATAATTTTAAATTATACACCATCAAGAGATGATACTGATAATTTTGTATTAACAAAATTGAATGCGTTGTCAATTTTAAGACCGTATTTTAATAATGATACCACAGGGGTAAATAACGGTATTGAGATATTGGGTGGTTTATATAATTTAAAATTACCTGCGGAACAATTTAATCAAATAGGTATTTATACCGTATTCATTAGACCGGCTCAAATAAGAACTACAATATTAGATTGTGGTGTTTTATCTGCTTTACCTAATGTTAAAGGGTTAATTTTTGATTTAAATTCGGTTGATTCAGATTATAGAAACAAATTTGTCACTCAAGGTTTAGTTGGATTTAGAATAGAGTATTTAAATTCTGATGGAACAAAGATACCTAATTTTTTTAGAATAATAACCTCATCATTTTTTTGTGAACCAGTTGTTCAAAATTTAACTAACTCATCTCAAAAAGCAATAAGATATAAATATACTGATAACAATAGTAATTTATTATTCTGTACTTTATCACCGTCTTCGGCACCAACAAATAAGCCAAATGCAACACCGTATATAGGACAACCTAATCAGAATGTAATTATAACAAATACTTTCTTTAATCCAATTACGTTAGACATTGAAATTGGTGAACACGATTTCTCAACATTGGCAATTGCTCTTTATGGTAATCAAACTAAATCTATTGATGATGGAATTTACACTCTATACGATAATGCTAATAACATATACAAACAATACAATTTATATGAAATTAGAGACCAATTTAATGAGTTATTATATGAAGTTAGACAAGATAGAGGAAATAACATTGATTTTAGTAAAAACTTTACAAATATAACTCAATAATGGCGATAGAAAAATTTACGTGTCCACCACAAACAGCATCCGGTGCGGGTACATTCTCCGATAATTTAGTTGGGTTTCAACTTGTTACTGGAGGGGGTTTGACGCAAGGTAATTTTGAATTTACTAAAAGTATTACAGAAAAATCTAACCGAACTTTTACAACAGGAGCGTTTTCAAACCCTATTAATTTAGATGGGTTAGGTGTTAATAGTGTTGCACAATCAAAGGCTATTTTTGAAAATAATTTTAAAGTTTATCCCAATTTTGATTTAACTCAAGTAACTAATTTTACAACATATGGGTCGATGGTTAAAAGAATCTCAACCTCTGTTGAGATTATTATTAGTAAATTTCCTGCGGCGTTGGAGGTTACTTTCATGGATGAAAATTATTTAACAGGTGCGACGGCAACCAATATTTCTTATAATCCGGTAACTTACGAGACAAAGATTGAATTGGATGTTGCAAGAATTAGAAATCCGTTTGATATTGATTTCACGGTTAACTCAACAAGAAATTTAGAATTAAGAGAAATCCAAGTTTCACCATTGAGAAATATGACAACTCAATTTACTAAATACTCTTTATATTATAGTGGTGTTGGTTATGATGTGGTTTATATTGACCCAACAACATCATTAACATCGGGAACTCTTAAAATATATCTTAAAGGAGATGTTTTTTTAGGTAAAACAGAAATATATGATGATTTAGTTATTAGACCAAATGATTATCAAGTTAATAGAGTTTTTAATGAAAGTTTAGATGAGGTTCAAAGATTTTTGTTAAATAGAAATGTGGTACCTATTTACACAGCGACATTTCAAGTTCCTAATGAAAATACTGATGGGACTTATTATATTCAAAATAAATTGGTTACATGGCCTTTATATGGTAATTGGAATTTAGATATATTAACAAATTCTTTCTCAACTTATTTGACAACATTAAATAATATTAGTGTGTCTTTTGATGGGTATCAAACAAATCTCGTTTCAAGATTTTTAACGACAGATTCTATTAAAGAATTTGATACTTCTGACCAAAAAATTGAAAAAATATTACAAATTTACGGAAGAAGTTTTGATGAAACTAAAAAGTTCATTAATGGTATGGCGTATATGAATTCTGTGAATTATAATATTGGTAACGATATTCCATCACAATTATTAAAGAATTTATCACAAACATTAGGTTGGTCAACAAATATGTCACCAATTAGTAATGATGATTTTTTAGGTTCAATATTTGGTCAAAAAAACGTTGATAAATCATCATTTAGTGGTGTGGGACAATCTCAAACACCCGATGAATTGAATTATCAATATTATAAAAATTTAGTTCTTAATTCTGCCTATCTATTCAAATCAAAAGGTACTCGAAAATCAATTGAAACTTTAATGAGATTAATCGGTGCTCCGGATGCTTTAGTTGAATTTAATGAATATGTTTGTTTGGCTGACCAAAAAATAAATATGTCAGATTTTGACTTACAATACGCTAAAATATCTGGAGGAACATATACTAAAGTATTACCAACATTAGATGGTGGTGACACCTTTAAAATACAAGAAATTGAATATTCAGGTTTCACAACAACATCTGTTCTTCAGGAAGTTAATTTAAGTCAATCCGATTATCCGGTTAGTAATGATGGATATCCGTCATCACCGATTAATTCAGACACATATTTTTATCAAATGGGTAGTGGGTGGTTTGAGTCCACACCTAAACACAGGTCACCGGAACAACCGGATTTAACTAATAGTGTTTTTACCGGAGCAAACCCTAATTATCAAACAAAATTATCCCCATTTACTTACGGTCAAGAATATCTTAATGTTTATGACTCATTTCCTTTTATGACTTTGGGTTATAATTTAATGACAGCAATCGATAATAACAAAAGTTGGGTTGATACTGAAATTGGGGGTAGAAATAATTTAGATGGTGGTTACAATGCGTTATATTATACTGATAGTGAAAAATTAGTAATTAATGTTAAAAACATTGACTTATTTTTAAATCCGGCTCAAGGATTGTCGTATGATGTTTGGTCAATGTCAAGAGAATATAATTTTCCGATAGCGAATGAAGGTTTAGGTTATGTTGAACCAACAAGATGTAATCCTAATCCGGTGTCGTTATATCCGCATAAAGGAGGGGTGGATTCAACAAAGATTAATCCACAACCAAGAAAAGAAACATTTTTTGAATTTGCTCAAACATTTTGGAAAAACACCATTAATGTTAGAAATAGACAATTTTCAACAGACGGACACACTAGTG